GCACTCACTCAACTCAAAGTCGATAGAATCGCACATACACTATCAACCGATTCAAGAGAGTGGACTCGTGAGATTGATTTCATTGAAGAACACATTAAGCAATATCAGCAAAGGTTAAAGGGATGAGAGATTTTATATTGGGTATTTTGACTATGACGCTTTTAGTAATGATTAGCCAAGATTATAGGAGGTTAAAGGGATAGCCTATAACTAACGACTAGAACTGAGGCTGATTAGATTTTGCTAGCTCAGAACATGCGAAATCCAGCCTCTAACTGGTCGCTAGTAGCCGGATAAGATTAAAGGGTGCAGGTAAAATCTGCGGTGGAGAAATCCTTTTAAGGCCTATTTAATCCCGGCTACTCCTAAAAGAGAGATAGTTCGCTGGGCGGTAGGGAAATAGAAGACGTTCTAAGAGTTGGAATCAATAGTCTACCGCCCGGCAATCTGTCTCTCTAAGGGGCGTTAATGTAGTGGTAACAGCAACTAGTCATCCGTGGCTCTAGTTCTCACAGGTTCGATTCCTGTGCGCCCCATTAAGTTCATTGAGGGAGATAGTTCGCTGGGCGGTAGAGTCTATTCGACCGCCGTTGCATTATGCGGTGACGCCAAGTACCGCCCGGCTATCTGTCTCTCTAAAATAAGTTCGATAAGTAAGGAGAAAATATGAGAAGTCTAAGAACTACAGACAGAAGTCCAAGCAGTCACCTATCGCCCTCTGAATCAGATGGGACGCCTAAAGCACCTAGCTGGACTAAGGTTAGTTTCTGGACAAAGGATGCAGAAGCAGTTGAAAAGGCTCTGGAATCCTTTGAGGTTGCTGACTTAGAAATAGATATGGTCAAAAAGTCCGCCAATTAAATAAATGTAAGGAGGTTTTATGAACGACACAGACTGGATTTTACCCGAATTAAAGCGTTTACTTGGCCGCCACATCCCTAATTACGAGGTTGAGTATGTTGGGGTAAATCAAGCCAAGAAAGAAATAACTTTAATTAAATACAAACCTAAAAATCCGCCCACTAATTAAATATAGGAGCTGATATGAGCGATGAACGTATTGAACGACTGGTAAATGACATTATCAGCTATCCCGTTGGCGGTTTAGCTAGGTTTGTGGCTAACGCTATTCAAGCTGGTACAAAAGAGTCACCGATACCAATCAGCCCGTCAGCATTGAAAGAATATAACATGGTCAGTAAACGCCTAACTGAAATGGTTAAATCCGCCCAATCAGCCCCCAGCGCCCCTGCGGTAGAGGAGTGAGTATGAAATGTCTGTGTAAATATAAGGACTGTAGGGAGAAAGCCTATATGATGTCAGGTTTGTGCTTCATCTGTAATTTAAGCCATAACCAGAAACTAGTAACAATGAAAGGATAATGTGGGTAAACTTAAAACATGGGAATCAAACGAGATAAAGCGGACGCCCTCTTCAGTAAGTGGATTAGGGTACGAGATAACTGGACCTGCCAAAGGTGTCTCAAAAACTACGAAGGGCATACGCAAGGGTTACATTGCTCGCATTTCCAAGGACGGGCAAAAGAGAGTACTCGCTTTGAGCCACTTAATGCCGATGCCCTTTGCTACGGGTGTCACCAATACTTCACCAGTCATCCCGCCGAACACTACGAATGGCAAATTAAACGAAAGGGACAAGATGTCATCAACCAACTCGTCTTACTCAGCAACACCTATAAGAAGAAAGACAGGCTTGCCGAAGCCCTCTACTGGACTCAAGAGCTTAAGAACCAAGAGACTTAGTCTACTCGATTTAGCGATAATTGTTTTACTGACGTGGTTGATAATATTTATCCGTACCCACTTGCATATCAGCATAACTTGGTCATAATGGTTTCGGTAAACTTTAAACGAGGATACAAGAGCACTATCTGATAAGCGTCCGGCTCACCTTTGAAGAATTTAATCTGTGCGATAATTTTAAGTTTTCTGTTCTACGCCCCCTCACATGTAAGCGATAGGGTAGGGGTTAGTTTACCTCATGTCAATCAAATAAAGCCCTCTAAGTGGCCAGTACCTGTCTCACAGGGGGTCGTGGAAGCTTTGTATGTGGCTCCAGTATCTCCCCCAACCCCAGTTATTAGTGGGGTGGTAAATTGTGGGAGTGACCCTTATCAAATACTCGTGTATCAAAGAGAGTCTGGGTGTCGGACAAACTCAGTCAACAGTATAGGCTGTGCCGGGATCGGGCAAGCCTGCCCAGGATCTAAACTCCCCTGCTCGCTATCAGATTGGGACTGTCAGAACAATTACTTCACCCAATACATGTTAGCTAGGTATGGTTCGTGGGCGTCGGCATGGAATTCAGAAACTTCAAGAGGCTGGTGGTAGATTTTCCCAATTATTAGGAAACGGGTCTTCTACTACTCTAAATAGAGGTAGTTCAGTAGTCGTGCCTATTCCTACGTCCTCATATTCGATTCTCTCTATAGGTTGTGGAGGGTGTTGTCTCCACCCGAAAGCTTCTGAGATAGCGAAGTGAATTCTACCCTTAAAACGGCGGTTTGGTTTTCTTTCACTGGGTGCATGTTCCATAATGATAAAGTATAAATAAATGATTGCAATTTGCCTACCCTCAAGAGGACTAATGCACTCCAGGACTATGCAGGACATCCTATCCAATATCCGTAACTTCGATGAGATAGGCTTTTATTTTTCCCACGGACACTCTATTCCAGAGTCTCATAACATCTGTGTTGATGAAGCTTTGATGGATGAGCCGGATTATGTATGGTTGTGCGAGGACGATCAGAGTTATCCACATGATATTTTAGACCGAATGATTAAAGCCGACGTTGATCTGGCGGTCTGTGATTACCCCGTAGGAATAGGCAAATTACCTTGTATAAAATACGCCAAGAACGGAGACATTCAATACGCCGGAACTGGCTGTGTTTTAGTAAAGCCTTGGATTTTTCATAAAATAGGTTATCCTTACTTTAGGACTGATACAATCTATATGGAAGATACAATGGAACCAGTTGAGAATAACATTCCAAACCCCCACGGACTACATGATGTAGATTTTTGGGTGAGAGCTTTAAAATTAAATCCCTCCTACTCCGTTGTGGATAGGATAGGACATTATAAGTTAGATGTTCGCTTACCGGACTATAAGGTGGAAAAATGGTCATAAGATACGTTGGGAATTTCCGTGAGACCTATTGTACGGAGACCCATCTAGCCAAGACTCTAGAGAATCTTGGGCATGAGGTGATTCGTCTGCAAGAAGATACTACTCAAGATGTTGTTGGGAAGTGCGACCTTTTCCTCTTTACTAGAACTTGGGGTAATACGGTAAAAATGGAACACCTACAAGAGTACAAGAAGATGAAGATCCCGACAGTCTCATGGCACCTTGATCTGTATGTTGGGCTTCAAAGAGACGGGGGGATAGACAACGATCCGTTTTGGCGGACAGATTTTGTATTCACGCCTGATGGAGACCCTAAATCTGCCGAAGTTTTCAAGGAAAAAGGCATAAATCACCACTACATGAAACCCGGTGTATTCAAAGATGAGTGTTATATCCCGAAAATCCCGACCCCGGACAGGCACGAGTTAATCTTTGTCGGGTCATATAACTACCATCCGGAATGGCCGTACCGACAACAGTTAATAGACTTCCTTAAATCGACTTATCCACAGTTTGAGCACTGGGGCCCGGAAGGGCGAGGGCTAGTAAGGGGAGACGCCCTGAACCGTCTATACGCTAATACGAAGGTCGTGGTCGGGGATTCACTCTGCTTAGGTTTTGATAAGCCCTATTACTGGTCGGATAGAGTCTATGAGACTTTAGGAAGAGGCGGGTTTCTTATCCATCCGTACATCGAAGGCATGGACGAAGAGTTCGTGGACGGAGTTCATCTGGCTTATTACAAATACGGAGATTTTGAAGAACTTAAAGCCAAGATAGACTACTTCCTTCAAGCTGATCGAGTGAGAGAAGATATTCGGAAGATTGGACATGAGTTCGTCAAGAAACACGCTACTTACGAGAACCGAGCTAAGGACGTTTTAGATGTCGTATTGGGATAACGTAGATCCTATAGAGATGGGTGGAACCGATGACACCACACAGGAGCACGTTGATAAACTATTATTCTTAGCGCCCACAGGCGGGTCAGTCCTAGAGATAGGTTGCGGTATGGGCCGTTTACTCAGCGAGCTCACGGGATTCTTTGATAACTTATACGGTTACGATCCCTCGGAAACCCTACTAGCCAAAGCTCCTAAGGGTAAGATCATCTACACTACCGATCTGCCTGATAGAAAATTTGACTTCATCTATTCGATGTTGGTTTTTCAACATATTACAGACGAGTCAAAAAAAGAATATATCGAGTATGCCTCAAAACACCTCTTAGTGGATGGTATGTTTAAATTCCAGTACGTCACCGAGGGAGAACGATCTCCTCAAAACTTCCCCGTAAAGGACGATGATATAAATAAATACTGCTTAGAGGCTGGTTTTACGGTCAATATCACCCAGGACAGTAAATACCCACAGTGGAGTTGGGCAACTTGTGAGTTGCGGTAGGTGCCAGACAACCGAAAATCTATTAATTCACTCCCGGAGACTGCGGAAGGACGGGACTTATTATGTCCGCTACTATTGTCGGCGGTGTCAGAACGACCGAATGCTGGATTATAACCGCCGTACGAAATACGACAGAATGACAACCACTCAGAGGCTTGCAGTCAAAGAGTGGTCAGAGGTAGCAACAGAGAATAATTCTCGTATCATGTCAAGGGGCTTACATGTACAAAAAACCGGGTTGGGTTTTTGAGATGGTTTGGCTACAATGTAACCCCGAGTTAAAAGGTGCTACTTACTGGGACTGGACACTTCTTAAATGGATAGAACAACAGATTGAGAGTGACAGCATAATAGTTATCCCGGGAGCCTTCCAAGCCGACTATATAGATGAAATAAACAGGGTGCTAATGGATTACAAAACTGGTGTTGTTATAATCACTTCAGATGAGGAAGCTAACTTCCCTCTGGATAAACTCAAAACGAATCTTAAAGTCTATACTCAGTACTATGGGCACGCTCCTATTCCTATCGGTTATGCTCCTAACCCACCGGTCCCCTTAAAGAAAACTATTCCTTACTTCTTCGCTGGACAGGTGACTACTCCGGACAGGATGATTCTAGCTCAGGTTATGAGAGGTTTGGACGGCGAGCTGGTGGAGACTGAAGGGTTTGCCCAAGGACTAAAGAAGGACGACTATAATGCCATGATGGGAGCGGCAAAGATCGTTCCTTGTCCGGGCGGACCGTTCTCACCCGACTCATTCCGCTTATATGAAGCTTTGGAAGCTGGTTGTACTCCCGTAGTAAACGATGAGGAGTTCTTCACTAAATTATTCGGGCACTTCCCTTTTCCTTGCGTTAAAGCCTGGAGCGAGCTTAAGGATATCGAATATAAAGACTACTCGGGGTGGTGGGACAACTACAAAGAAGAACTAGTAAATGACCTATGGATGTTACAGTCTTAATTTCGAGCTCTCCGATAGCCTCCCATCCCTCAACGCAGATGATTGACGAGGTTATTAAAAGTGTCCGTGATCGTCTGCCTAACCCGAGAATAATAGTTATGCTCGACGGGGTCAGGAAAGAACAAAAGGAGTACAAGAAGAATTACCGTAAGTATATTGATAACCTCGACCCAACGGTTGAGAAGGTAGTTTCCCTGTCTTTCCGTCATCAAGCCGGGATGACACAAAAAGCCCTCAAACAGGTGACTACTCCTTTCATTCTGTTTCTAGAGCACGACACCCCTCTAACAAAAGATATACCCTTTGATCATCTAATAGAACCACTCAAAGATGGCCGAGCGAATGTGGTGAGGCTTAATTATAACTTCGAGATTCATCCTGACCACAAATATCTAGTCGAAGGAGTGGAAGGTGACCTGACAAAGATGTGGCAATGGAGCCAGCGTCCCCATCTATCGACTGTCGAGTTTTATAGGTATATGTTAAGTTACTTTCCAGCAACGTCCAAGACTATGATAGAAGACCACATCTACCCTATAATAATCGCCGACAGGGAAGAAAAACACAGGCCGTGGGAAACATGGAAAATTATGATGTACACCCCTGAAGGAGACCAACAACGAAGCATACACTTAGATGGTAGAGAAGGTAAAAATAAATATGAGATGTTAGCCGAGTGAAAATAGGTCTAATCGCCCGCGGTGACAATGGAGGGTTGAGCGCCCAAACGCACGACTTTTTCGTCCACATGCAACCGGAGAAAGTTCTTCTAATAGACTACGACATTTACACCGGATATAAGACTCATCACGAGAGATACTCTGGTAATGTCATCGTCAGCAATCGAGAGCCTACAGCTGAAGTTATCAATTCTTTCCTAGAGGGACTGGATGTAGTCTTTACCGTCGAGACTCCCTACAATCCCGATCTTTATGAGATAGCCCGTCGAAGAGGTGTTAAAACCGTCTGCCAGTACAACTACGAGTGGCTACAACATCACCAACAGCCTGAATTACCCAAGCCCGATCTATTCCTATCCCCGTCTAAATGGAAGATGGAGGAAATGAAAAAGTTTAACGTGCCTGTAAAATATCTTCACGTCCCTGTGGACAGGCGGAAATTCCCCTTTAAGCTTCGTAAACAAGCCAAAGTTTTTCTCCATATCGCCGGACATAAGACGATGAACGACCGCAATGGGACGGCTTTGTTCATGGATTGTATGCCTTACATCCAGAGTCAGGTTGATCTTGTAATCAGGACTCAAGATGAGCTACCCCGGACAACTACCGACCATCGTTTAACTATCCTAAGAGGCGACCCTAAGGACCGGGAAGAAATATTCAGAGGGGAGGTTCTGGTCCTACCCAGAAGGTACGGGGGATTGTCTCTTCAATTAAACGAAGCCCTATCTTTGGGTATGGTTCCGATTATGTTAGACACTCTTCCGCAGAATGAATTCCTAGACAAGGATCTTTTAGTGACCGCTACCAGAAGTGAGTTCATCCAAGTCAAAACTAGTTTTGAGTCCTACGCTTGCTCACCGGAAACTTTAGCTAATAAGATTGACGAACTCGCCGGGATGGACATCTCAGAGTTCTCAAAAAAGAGTGACTCCCTAGCCAAACAAAGAGACTGGAAAGTTATGAAAAATAAGTATGAGGAAATATTCAGGTGGGTGATAGAAGACTTGTAACTATTGTTGTACCGACTATCGGACGCAGAGAATGGCAAAGGGCTCTAGATAGTATTGAGTCGCAGACAATCCCAACTCAGTGGATCTTACAGCCGGACTCCGGTCCAAAAGGAAAAGGAGCCGGACCGACTAGAAATCTGGCCCTGAAACGGGTCACAACTGAATGGGTTGGGTTTTGTGATGATGATGATTTTCTGGACCCCCACTACCATGAATGGTTAATTGAAGAATCTCCTGGATTCGATATGGTTATTTTTAAAATGAAGAACTCGCCCACCGGAGCTGTGCCTTACACCACCAACGTGGACGAACTAAAATATAACGAAGTCGGTATAAGCTTCGCACTTAAAACCGAACTGGCTTTAAAGTTCCCGTTCGAGAACATGATCGGCGAAGACTACGAGCTTATTATGCGAGTCAAAGAGTCGGGCGCTAAGATTAAAATATCTGAACGTATAGCTTATTTTATAGGCTCAGTTAACGGCTAAACCCTTAAGAGCACTCAGCCCGGCAGCGGCGGCTCCCACTATTAGGGCGATAACGGCCGATTTAGCTCCTGGGATACCATTAGTACCGTAAACATGGGCTATATTACCCAGCCCCCCTACGAATACTACGACGGAGGCTTGCCAGAAGGTATGGATAGATCTAACTACTATATCACCAGCACTTCCCTTCCCCGACGAGGGGGGAGGTGTAACAGGGGTAGGAGGATTGATCGGAGTAGGAACGGGGGAGGGCGGGGGAGTGGGTTGAGGGGTTGGTATAGGTGCGGGAGTCGGTGTCGGTGGAGGAGATGGTGAGTTCAAAACAGGAGCGTGATAACCATACTTATTGAAAGTGGGAACGTCCATATAAACAGCATCGAGATCAACTCTGCCGGAGATACCAGGGACTGAACCGCCGGAAGTGTATTGGTGCATTATATAAGTCCCAGCAACGGGAAGGTCTTGGTTAGGGTCTTGCCCATACCAAGCTATCCAGAAGCCACAGTTGACTCCCACAGAATCCCAGTTATAAGCGTTTCTAGTCGAGCCGTTCATGTAAACAATTGGCCAGACATTACAAAGCTGATGCACTCTGCTAACAAAATTAGTCACCCAACCTACAGGATCGCTATGTTGAATCTCCCAGTCTAAAACCAGAACTTGATTCTCGTCCAAAGGCGAACAGACATTTACGAAGTACTCAGCTTCATGGTTGGGATCGGAGCCTCCAGCAAAGTGATAGGTTCCGACGGCTAGTCCAGCCGCTCGAGCGGCATTATAGTTTTGACCAGCTTTAGAGTCAACATAGTCTCCGGCGTCCGAACCGGAGACTTTTACTATAGCAATCTCATAACCAGCCGCTTTAACAGCAGGCCAGTCTATATTACCCTGATAGACAGAAACATCTAACGCAGGTGTATAGCTCACTTAACCCTCTGTGGTTTCGGTGGCATCTTCGGCAGGAGTCTCGGTCTCTGCCGCAGTCTCGTCGGCGATGGGGGTGACGTTTGGGGGTGTAACCGTGTAGCCTGCGTTAGTGAAAGCCGCAACAACAGCGGTAACGATTGCATCGTTAGGGTCGCTTGGAGGTGGTGGGGCTGTAGCTTGGGCAGTTGTTAAAGCCGTCTGAGCGTCGGCGATTAAAGTGTTTAGTTGATTGATTAGGTCTTGCATAAAACTCCTTGTAAAAGATTCCTGCATACCTATGCTGGGGTTTAGTTATAGTTTATCAAACTGGATATGGTTAGTCGATAGTAGGTTCTCTAGGTATTCGATACGCTTATAGAGCTTCTGGAGACCCTCGCTATCGGTGTAATGGTGCTTAACGTGTTCTCCACGCTTAAGTACTTGCAGGTTTTCGGGGCGGTTGTCGTCTTTAATACCGTTAATGTGATGAACTACCTCATCTTTTTTCAATCGTCTACCTAGGGTATTTTCGGCTACAAGACGGTGCTCAAAGACAGCACCTTGGATTGCTAAATGATGTCCTGGCATATACAGCCGGGTATAGCCTTGTACTTTTCGTTTACCACCTTTCCAGTTGGAGGATTTTTCACCGTATCTACCATCAGGGAACCGCTTTTTAAGAGACTTTTTAATAGCTTCTGACTTATCCGCAAACCTATGTTTATTGCGATGGGGTACTTTGATATTGAAACGCCTAGACGCATATACAACAGCTGAGTAGGAGCAACCCACCTCTTCTGCTATCTGTCGCAGAGGCTTATGTTTAATTTGTTTCGAGAGCCATTCTTCGTTACTTAATTGACTATATTTAATCATGATAACTCCTTATAGAGTCATCATATTCTATACTAATCTAAATGTCAATATTAACTGAAGATAAGATCATATGACATGTTGACGTTCTGATTTGTGGCTAAGGCACTTGACGTATAGGTGTTACCTTGAAGCAAAGTACCCGAAGCTGTGGTAGGACCAGAGGTCTGCCACAGACCGACGTTTGAGATGTTGGCGCTTGCTGTAATGAAGGAGTTACTCGATGAGAAGGTGGCGGTGTTGTGAAGGGTCTTAGAGGTCGAGGAAGTAGCGGCCGTTAGAGCGGCTCGCACAACTGAACCTGAACCGTTAGTTGATACTTCACCTGATTGGGTGGTATCGGTAGCGTTAGGCGCTCCACCTGTACCTAAAGCGGCGTGACTAATTTTAGAACCAGTTAGAGAGGTTCCCATCTGGTTGACCATATTATTAAATCCCAGATTCGTGATCTGGTTCTCGATCCAGCCTGAGTCACCTACAATCCTACCTGTTGGTCCATCTTCAATCTGGAGTCGAAACATGCCTCGTATTTTGGCGGGCTCATGTGGGTTTTTCGACATAAATACTCCTTGTTACAGAAGCACCTAGTTCTCTAGTCAGCTTTACCTTGAATTATATAGGCTTATAAGATAGACTGTCAACAAGTATGAAAGCCAAGACTGGCATCAAAAAACTAATTGAATCTAAATCCGGTATAAGACTGGACATAGGGTGTGGAGAAAATAAGAATCCTGGGTTTGTCGGGATAGATATGCTACCTCTTAAGGGAGTAGATATAGTTTGGGATCTGGAGGAATTTCCTTGGCCCCTCCCCGATGAATCTGTCCTTACCGCCACCGCTTCGCATGTCTTGGAGCACATCAACCCTCATAAGGGTGTGTTTATCAACTTTATGAACGAGGTGTGGCGGGTATTAAAGAAGGACGGACAGTTTGCCTTTGTCGTACCTCATGCGTCATCGCATGGCTACCAGCAGGATCCAACCCATGTAAATATGATAAACGAGACAACGATGCACTACTTCGACCCTGACCCTGAAGGTAATAATATAGGTGCACAGTTGTATAATTTCTATAAACCTAAACCTTGGAAGATAGAGAAGCAATACTTCTCCCCACAAGGAAACTTGGAAGTTCTCTTAACTAAGAGGTTGGAAGACCCTCAAAGAGGACTTCGTGTCCCTCAACAACTTACAGATGATAAACGATAGCGGTTCAAAAAAATATACCCAGAGACTTCTTCTGGCGACTCCAACTCTAGGGGTAGTAAGGATGGAGTGGGTTAGCAATAGATACAATCAGACAATACCTACAAACTGGTCAAAGACAGATATGATTCAGTACCTCAATGGGTATATACCCATGCGCTATCAAGTACATGACGCCCAGAATCTCGCTGTCAAAGCTTGTATAGAAGGGGGGTTTGAATGGCTCTTATTCATGGAAGACGACACCATTCCACCTTTGGACGCCCTGCTCAGATTCACAGAGTATATGGATAAGGGAGACATTCCTGTCGTGTCAGGTCTGTACTTTACTCGTTCCGTCCCTCCCGAACCGATGGTCTATAGAGGACGGGGCAATCATTATTTTAGAGACTGGAAACTTGAAGATAAAGTGTGGGTAGATGGTGTACCTACGGGTATGGTTTTAATCCACGCTAAACTTTTAAAAGTAATGTACGACGATTCTCCCGAATACCCTATCGCCCATACCGGTAGTTCAGCTAGGAGAGTTTTCAACGCTCCCGTACAGTCTTGGTTTAACGAAGAGACTGGCGCACAGGAAACTCTAGTCGGGACTTCAGATCTCGACTGGTGCTCTAGGGTTATAAAGGAGGACTATCTGACTAAGGCCGGATTCCCCAAGATCGCTAAACAGAAATATCCATTCTTAATTGACACCCAGATATACTGCAAGCACATCGAGAAAGACGGTAGGCAATTTCCGCTAGAGTTCCCGGCCGAGTTCTTAGCTCCCGACCCAGAAAATTATAAATGGAAGTGGGTAAAATGAGCGATTCACCCCCAGACTTAGGAATAAACATTGAAGAAGAAATTGAAACCGGCGAACATATCGGTTAGCGACCAAGTTAAGACCCGAGAACAGATTTATAATTATAAGCGTTGGTTTAACGGTCTGAAAAAGTTTATTGCTATTCGTTTTAATTAGTGATAGATAGAGAAGTGTGAAGTTTATAGCTATCCTAACTCAAAGCGAGGTTGTTAGTGAGTGATTTTCCCAGTGCTGCTGATTATTCTCATAGTATAATATCTATTTTTACAGAGGATTGTATAGGCTTAGAACTTTTGACAGCTGGTTCAGGGTTCAGTACAGCCGCTTGGCCTAGTGCTAATGCGGCTATTCTAATACCTTTTACTGTAGCGATACCTACTATAATCACACAAATTTTTTGGCTTGTGGGCACATCGGGTACAGATAATATAGATGTTGGAATTTATGATTCACAGGGGAATAAGATTATATCAACAGGTTCTACCGCTTTATCAGGAACATCGGCTAATCAAATTGTTGATATAACCGACACTACTCTCCAGAAAGGTTTATATTATATCGCTGTAGTCATGAATGGAACCACAAACACTTTATCTGCAATGACTCCGGTCGCGGGTTTATGCAGAACAATGGGAATTTATAGTGTTGCGACATCATTTCCTCTACCATCGACAATAACTTTTGCTGGTACAACACTAGCTTATATTCCCCGAGTACATCTAACCCTTAGGACTGTTGTATGAATTTTCCACTTAAAAATATGCCACCAAAGAGTGTTCTTAGTACTCTTTCGGTAGGACTAGGAATGTTTAAGATATTAGCAGCTGCTCCTGCTTCTGCGAGTTGGACATTAGCCAATCGTGCTACATATATTCCTATAAGCATAAATCAGACAATTACTGTGCTCAACCTGTTTATATTAAACGGAGCTACTGCTGCTAATAATTTCGATTTGGGAATCTATGATGCATTTGGAACAAAAATAGTTTCAACTGGCTCTACGGCTCAAGCCGGAACAAACAACTTGCAAGTAGTAAGTATTGCTCAAACTACTATTGGTCCTGGACAATATTATTTAGCAGGAGCATTTAATGGTACTTCGGGAACAGTTTTTAGGTATACCCCATCCACAGTTCAGCAACAAGAGGTTGGAGTATTTAATCAAAATACAGCCTTCCCTTTGCCTGCAAATGCAACTTTTGCAACTGCTACAAGTGCTCAAATTCCAATAATTGGTTTAGCAACAGTAAACACAGTATAAGGAGAAAATATGACTAAAAGGAAAACAATCTAATGGCAGTTACACCTACACTATATGCATCAAACACCACAAGCCCTACGGTAACCACTGAGACTTTTCTAAGCTCTCCCAATGTTGCAGGTGTCTATACGTTTCATATTGATACTGTAAATATGGTCGCTGGGGATGTTCTAGTAGTAAGAATCTATCAGATTGTTCTTACAGGTGGAACGACTAGAGTTGCTTATATCGCAAGTTATTCTGGTACACAACCCGCAGATGATTTAATAAAGATTTCCGTACCAATCGGCAATGATCTAACTGATACGAACTCACTTAGATTTAGCATAACTCAAACTTTCGGTACATCTCGTGCCTTTCCTTGGAAAGTATTAGCGTACTAGAGGAGTAGCAAGTGTATAACACTGCAATACTCCAACTTTTAATACAGCTATCCAGCGGGTCTACTAGTCTATCTATAAATGTATCCGATACCACTACGACTAGTGAAAAAACTGATGTTATTAGAGCCAATACTAGAGATGTAAACGTCTCGGATACATCTACAACCTCTGAAGCGAAGAACTCTACACTAGTAGATAATCTATCGGTTAGCGATAGCACGACAACTAGTGAGTTAAAAGACATTATTCGGAACAACTCCCGTGATATCAATGTTTCCGATACAACAACAACTTCAGAAAACACTACTGTCTTACCTATTGGTATATATTGGGATGCGGCTAGTAACTCTGGCTATAAAGCTTCCTTCTCAACATATAACTGGAATCATACCACAACAGGTACGAACAGAGGATTAGTCGTAAACGTCTCCTTATTCCTTACTGGTAGCGTCACCTCAGTCACCTATAACAGCGTCAACTTAGAGTTCATCCGCCAGGATACTATTGGCGTTTACCGTAATGAGATGTGGGTTCTTTACAACCCGACCGTTGGTACGAACAGCATCGTCGTCACGCTTAACACAAGCCTTACCTCTATTGCCGGTGCCGATTCTTACACGGGTGTTGATACAGATATGGTCGAAGCCAACACAGGGACTACCGGGAGTGGAGTAAGCACACCCAGCCTGAACCTAACTACAGTGTCCGATCAAGCTTGGGTAGTGGATGGATTAACTACATCAAACGCAAGCATGAGCGTCTCAGGTGGTCAGACTCAACGAAATAACCAGACAGGTGCATTGGGTACTGGAGCGGTGGGCGATAAAGGTCCAATAACTCCACAAGGTTCAACTACTATGAGTTGGAGTGCCGTGACTTTAACCGACTCTTGGGCCTTAGGAGCCTTAGCTCTTAACCCAGCCGGAGAAGCTTTTACGGCGTCTATAAGTGTCAGTGATACTACCGCCACTAGCGAAAGTTTGAACGAACTAGACATTGAATTTATTAACGTAGCAGACAGTACGACTACTAGTGAAAAAACTGATGTCATAAGGGCTAACGCTAGAGATAGAAGTGTTTCGGACACCACTACCACGAGTGAATCTTCAACGGTTACTATTCAAGCCAGTGGTGCGACTCTAAGCGTGAACGTCTCAGATACCACTACCACTAGTGAGTCCTTGACAGTCCTTATCCCTACTCTGCTAGTAAGTAAATCAGACACGACTACCACCTCCGAGAGCGTCACAATGCGAGACGACGATTACTCTATAGGTGTTTCAGATACCTCAACGACATCGGAACTTTCAAAAGTCCTAGTCCCAACCTACCTGATAAGTACCTCAGATACCACAGTGACGAGTGAGTTCCTAGACATCCTAAGAGCCGGAGCTAGAAATATCTCAAAGACTGATACGACGGTAACCTCCGAAAGGTTGACCGTCATCATTCCAGCTTTCATCCTACCTACGGATTCGACTATTACAGTCCAAAGAACCGGGCAGATAAACATTTCCGTTTCCCGAATTCCAGCCTATAACTTTACAATTAAGACAGGAGCCCTATAAATGGCTGATTTAAACATAAACAGAAGCGATACAGTCACAACCCTAGAGGCCTATAACCTAACAGGAGTAAGTGTAGGCGGAAGATTGTGGAGTTGTGGGGCGGAACAGCAGTCAGTGTCCTTGTTTGGTGGGGAGTTGGACGCTTCTCATAATGCCTCTATAAGCACCTCTATATTTAGATCAGGTCTAGCTTCGTTCCGCTGTCAGGCTACTACAGCGACCACTAATATCGAGAAGCAGTTCGTAGTAGAGCGAGCCGGGGATACATTTTACTCTCGAGGTTACGTTTACTTTACAGCTTTCCCCAGTAGTATTTCAACAGGTATCTCAGGTGCTCACAGCGACATAACTATAATGGATTTGACCTCTTCAGACGGGTCGTTCTGTGAGGTTACTATCGACGCTTCAGGAGTTATAAGAGCCTATTCCGATGGTAATCCCCGGACTTTGCTAGGAACTACCTCGGCTATTAATACCGGCCAGTGGTACAGATTAGAACTAGCGTGTAGCACTTACTATCGTTATGTCGAAGCCAGACTGGATGGAGTTCTCATCGGTTCGGCTAATAACATAGTAGGCTTTGAATCGTACAAAGGCGTTAACTTGGCTATATGGGGTTGTGGGTTATTAGCAAGCGAAAGCTCTACCGTCGATATGTATTGGGACGATTTAGCAGTAAATCAAGGGTCAGGCGCAACGTCTCAAATATCTTGGCCCGGTTCGGGTAATGTAACTAATCAAGTACCGGGTAACACTGGAGATAATAATTCCTTCACGATCAACGTCGGAGGAACGGCTGGGCAAGCTAATAACTTCACTCGAGTCAATCAAGTACCTGCCTCTGATGTACAGTACAATGGGGACACTATTAACGGTGATGCCGATGACTTACTGGTAACTGCCACCCCTTCGGCTATTACGTCTGGTGACACGATTAACGTAGTCCATGTAGGGATTAGGTATAAACTTTCGGCTACTAGTACTGGTACCCAATTAGTCACCAGACTAAAAAAGACTTCCGGTGGGACTCTAACGACCTACGCAATTACACCAGCGAACACTTCATTCCAGAACTTCACCGCGCCACCGTTTAATACAGGACCCTACTCATATCCAATAACCCTATACAATGACCCCGATGGTCTACCGTGGGCTAAATCTACACTTGACTCATCACAGGTCGGTTATCAGATTCTAAGCTCATCTAGTACAGAGTTGGATATCTCAGCTGTTTGGTTAGTAGTTGACTCGACTCCGGGGACTGCCTCGCTATCTATAAACACCTCGGATACCACTACCACATCGGAGATGATGAACGACCAACCGAGTGATACAAACTTGAATAAATCCGACACGACTACAACAAGTGAGTCGATTAACATTGTCCAAGAATATAATCTATCTGTTTCCGATACGACGACAACTAGCGAACTTTCCACTGTTAATCCACCATTACAAGAGATAGATGATGACCCTGACGACACTTCTCACATGAGCGAGAGACTAACTGTCTATCTTCCGCTTGCGAATACTAAATATATAATTGTCAACGATGACGTTAAAGTAACGGATACCCCAAGTATTTTAGGGATCCCACCATCTTACGTCGGACCGTTCGGACCTTTGAAATTCACCATAGATGTCAATCCGTATAACTTCTCAATCGAACGATTTAACCCTAACGACCCTTAGGTAACCGCCCTCGTAACATCAGCGTTTACGGTAAAGGTATCCCAACCCGAGGAATAAACTGCTCCCGTGGGTGCGATTACTTCAACATCATAGACATAGGTTCCGGGTAGGATATTAGTGTTAGTTGGGATTAACCCAAACGACACAACTCCCGATCCTGTGGGATCAGAGATAGTTTGTGAGACTTGTAAAGCGGCGGTATTATCGTCGTTTGTGTCTGAGGTGGTGTTTAAAGCCGTTTTAACAGTTAAATAACCTTTATAGCCGTTTATATTAACAGGAGCATTATTAGTGTCTGTAATCGTAGCTGTAGCCGTAACACTATCGTTTCTAATTATGGTTAGGGCGTTTTTTCCCATGTTGTACCTCCTTCAGCAATTCCTTGTGGTGGGCGAGGCGTTGCTTCTGGTTTCTACGATGAAGAACCTCTATACGCCATATCATAGCACCCCATACAGGGACAGACCAAATTACCGAGGCAATGATGTTTGACCAGACTCCGCCATCGGGAAAATGGAACCACAGTATCCATGGGCTCATTGGGTGAACTTTATATTGCAATCTTTACCGACAATTTGAATTAATTTCTGACTAGCGGAGGGTGGTCGTTGGGTAGTTAAGTCTTTTATAATGCAATTTATGTGATCTGTGTTCTTTTGAGCTAACTGTTGATTCTCGATAGCCAGATTCTTAGTTTCGGTAGCCAGCTTATTAGCTTGAGAAATACTATAAGATATAAGCACCAAACTGGCTAAGACCAGAAGCCCAGTCAAGACCATCAAAATGTCTCTCCATCTATGGGTATATTTCGCAACTACATTTTTCATAGGGTCGGTACTTTCACATGTAAAACACTGGCTAAAATCAGAAGGAATACCAAAAGAGCAAAGGCGAAAGCGAATATAATCTGTCTATCTTGAATCAAATTACCTATTGAGCCTTGCTTCTTGCCGAATACTTTACCATCTAATTTATCTACTCTTACGGATATGGAGTTAGTCACTTTGGTATTTTGGTCAACTTTGTTAGAGAGGCCTTTAATGTCTCCTCTAACTTCATCAACACTTCTTTGTAGTGCATCGAAGAATTTTCCCTCAAAGTCTATCGCCATGTCCATTGCTAATCGTGGATATCAATTACCTGACTGACGCCTGATAGCCGGAACCATCTTTGTTACTGACTGGCGAACTTTGTCTTACGCCATTAGATTTGCCTGAACCTGTTTTGACGGGGGATTTAGTCATACCAGTACCCGAACCGTCCGTAGAACCTCGACGCATTGAACTACCCGAAGGCAGATTAAAGGTTGAAGGGTTATTGCCTTGCATGATTCGGTGTGAATTACTCATCGAGCGGAAAGATGGACCACCTTGAGGGCCGGAGCCTTTCTGTCTAGGAGCACTCACCGAAGCGTTGTCTTGACCCATATTAAACTTGGAGTTAGGACCTGACGGGTTAGTCGGTAGGCTACGGAGGGAAGAATTAGTCTCTTGCATGAACTTCTTAGAGTTGTTCATCGAAGCGAAGGAAGGACCAGTGTAAGGCCCTCGGCTCTTAATGCCTCTAGTGAAGGTATTTATACTGTTGTGAGAACTTGAACTAGTATTGCCGTTGTTTTCACCCGGACCAGTCTTGCAAACTACTTTATTCTTAGCCGCACCGACTGTGGCTCGAGGAGCGGCCACTTTAGCGACTGAACCTGAACCGTTACCACCCGAAGTTGACGAACCTCCTGCGGCTACTTTGCCCATATTACCTGCCCATTTATTCTGTTTACTCATATTGTCTCCTTATCTTTAATATTATCATGTTGCGCTCACTAAAAAGCCTGAAAAATTTTGATAAATCGAACCTGTAGTCAATGCCTGCGGACCCACACCCTGATAAACCAGTACTTCTATGTAATCACCAATCGCTAACTGCAATAAATTCGATACAACATAACATTGAGGACCAGTACCAGCAGTAGTTCCAGAATATGTGCCTAATAATATCTGTGAGCCATTCTTATACAAAGTTATGCCCCCGAGAGTAGTTCCACTGCTAGCTGAAAACCCTAATGAAACCGCATTAAATTGATAGAATCCATTAACAGGAGCTGTAAATCTACCCTTATGAGTAGTAATATCCACGCTAGAGCTAGTATCAAAATTTCTGGTATCATAAGGAATTACAGTATTTGTGGTTAATGTAGGAGTAAATGCTGATGCTAGGTAAACATTGAACTTATAGGGATTAGAGAATGTAGTAGCTGCAAATCCTGCGCCTGTAATTGCACCGGCAAGGGAAGTAGCCCCACTAACCCCTAGAGTCCCGCCGACTACTGCGTTTCCAGTAGCGTTGATAGTGTCTGTCGTAATTCCTGTGTGAGTGCCTAACTGTTTATGTTGAGTTAGGAAAGAATTCATAAAGTCATTAACCATACTGGCAGTCCACCACATAACTACGTTAGCTCCGGCGGAGTGAGCTTGCTGAGTGGTTCCGTCCTGCCCCCTAACTAGGTTGGAAACAACTGACCCTGAGAGAGTTCCGGTGACGACTTCTTTAAGGTTAGCTGTGACGGCTCCAGATACAGGGTCGGTGGCATCTATTACTAAAGTTATTCCAGTGGTAGTCGGAAGTCCGGTAGCTGTCTGAAGTGTCATCGTAGTATCGGAAAATAACATAGAGTTCGCTAAAGTAGTAGCGAAGTTGGGAGCTGTTAATCTTACTAGGTCGGTGTTTGAAGCGGCCATCTTATAGTCTGCCTGTGCTTCTACACTCAGTTAATATAATCATAGCATATTTCATCAGTTAACCACCCAGCTGGAGGGGTCTTGTGTCGGAATCATAAATCCGGTGACGATTACTTGATTAAGCGTCCACTGGCCTTGAACTGTATTTGAATAGACTTCGGCTTCCCAGTTGTTTATAAGTTGATTAATTCTAACCCTAGATTTAACTGATAACAAACCATCGTTAGTCGCTGGAGCTACACCTGAATAAGATAAGGGTTTATTAGATAGAGGATAGGTAGATAACCCGACGTTAACCCCCTGTGTACCCGTAGAAATAGGATAGGCCGCTAACTGCGTGAGGGCTTGGTTCTTAGTCGTTCCGGCGAAAACTAGATTAATTTGTCCCGATGGTGAACCAAACTCATAATAAATATAACGGATACGGGCGAACTGAATATGGTCTGGTGAAACGTGAATCAATCCTGTTTGGAGGTGGGAATCAAAAGGCACTCCGTTGTCTCCGAAGTATAGAGAGTTGAACTCCTGAATGAAGTTCCCAGCCACCGGAGAGGTTCTTATGCCTAGCATTTTAGTAGAACCCGAATTATCTGTATAACGAATAAACCCGGAAACTCCAAAATCAAAAGCGTAAGGGTTCCAATTCTGTTTGTTTAGATCATAGGCAAAGATTCGATTATTGGTCGTAGACCCGTAAGGAACCGAGTAGAAGAGCTTTCTATCGTACTGTAAACCCGTAATATTCGGGGACGAAGAGAAGGTTATAGACTTCACATCAGGGCGGATAACATAAGAGACTTCGTTGGTTGAGAGGACGTTGAATAAGGTAGGGACTGACCCGTTTGAATAAAATCCGGCTTGTCCCGGTGAGTGATAATAGATGTTTTGGTTGGTTTGAATAACCGACCGGGGAGCGGTCGTCCCGAAGCCGTCCATTGACTGAATTAAAGTCGGAATAGCAATAATCGTATTACCGATAGTCGAAGTTGAAATTTGGCAATGCCAAGTTGACCCAAATCCGGTCGGTTCGGATAGAAGAACTGTAGTCATGGGGTCGCCCTTACCTGAACGGAACTGTCCTACCCAATAAGGTTTCTGCTGGGCTCCCGGAAGGATATCCACCCAACCGCCTCCTAAAAAAGCGTTGAAAGCTAGGTTATTGACTCCGGTGGCGGCCCAGTATAATCTGTTAGGGTTTTTGGGGTCGCCACAAGCCCACAGACGGTTATCCGAAAGAGCCACCCAAGAGAATTTAGGAGCTGTCGTCGTGTCCGTGACGGGTACTTGGATGAAATCGTTTATAGCCGATGAACCGAAGTCTCGATAGTTTACAGTAGAGCCGGAGGGTTGAGGGACGGAATCAAGGTAATAAGACACTCCAGACACTCCATCTGAAAGGTAAATATTGTACCCGATAGCGTTTGAAATCTTAGTCCACGCCAAATCTATGTAAGTGGTATTCGAGCCTATAACTGAGACTTGGGGATTCCACCATTGATTCCTATTAATATTAGTGGACTGCGTGGCGACAGCCGAGGGAGCGGTCTCTCCGTTAGTTGAGATAGCTGTTACCTGATAATAAAGCTGATACGAACCCGTCGAAAGTCCACCACCTAGAGTCGGTGTGACTGTACCGGGAGTTGACAGACCCGTAAACCCAACGTAGGTGAAAGTTGGAATGTCTATATAAGAGAAAGCGTCTACTCCGTTACATAAGAGAAGTTTATTGCCGTACTGGAGCATATTCGTCCACACCGTAGTCGAGAAGGTGTGTCCTGTGACTGTATTCCAACTTCCCCCGTCGTGGGCGTACCTGAAAGTACCATTATCTATAATGCAGTAGTACTGAGTTGTCGAACCGTCCGAGTTATAAGACATGAAGTTTCCAAAACCTGTAATCGGACCGTTATAGGAAGCTCCATAATTCTTAGTTCCCCACCTTGTAGACCAGACTCCATCTTGGGTTTGAAGCATATTTTTAGCTTGAACGACCGCCCCGATAGGTAGACGGGACTCATCTACAAAAGTAATAACCCCTGGTCGCCAGTTTTGTTTAGCCTGACCGCCTATTACAAGGTTGTAGTCCTTGATCTTTTGTCCACGAACTTTAGTAGAAATTCCTGGCATTAGAAGCCGTAGTATCCCCCCGACCAGTAAGCTGAGTTCATGCGATTCGGAACTGCGTTGCCCATACCAGTCAGGCCGTCAATATCTTTAATATAGTCGTCTTGGAAGTTGGTAGCCATCGAGTTAGCGATAAGCATCTGCTTAAGAGAGTAGTTAGCTTTATCTTCTTGTATCTGATAAAGGGGCATATTGAAGTTATTCGCTGAGACCGCTGCCGATACTTTATAGATTATAAAACTAGGGTCGGACATCTGTGGAACATCGTTGGGGTTCTGTAAAATGCTGGCCGAGTTCAAAAGAGGTGTTTGGGCGTAGGCGTAGTATCTGAAGGATAAAGTAGCCCCGACTTCGGCACTTCCGGTAGTTGGTATCCAACCGCACTTTAAGAAGAAGCCTGTTTGAATGTTTCCGTAGACGTACCATTCGGGTAGATTCTTTCGGGGGTTTAGTTCGATCTCAGGCAACATTTTAACAGGGAAGGAACGAATCTGAGGATTAACGGCTGTACTTGAAGGATAAGTCAAACGGACATACCCACCACCCATGAACTTGAAATCGGAGGGAAGGGCGATATCCGGTTGAGAAACTACTATGGTTGCGTAGTTAGGTTGGTCTACCCACAGTTCATTCCAAAGGACTCCACGTTCATTCTCCCACGTTGGAATCGCTAAATTAGCAATTAATTGAGTGTAAGTTTGGTATTCCTGAGAGGTTGAAACTGGAGGAGTGGGGTCATTTAAGGTCTGAAGTTGGATTTGATTGACTAGAGTTTGATAAGTCATTCCTTGAGTCTGGGACATTGGTTCTCCTAACGACTCTAGTTCTCTAGTAGTTGTTCTTATTTTACTATTATGCTCTTACTTTTACCACTCTGGAAGGCTGGGCGACTTTGGCTGAACGTAAACTTGAAGTTCTAATCTGTATCGGGTTTTGTTTGCGCATCTTAGGGGCACGGAACTTCTTACCTCTTTGAGTGCGTTTGATGAATACCTTTCTAACCTTTTTAATCCGAGGGTTGGGTACGAACGGTTTTTTGGAAGAACCCGATCCAGTTGTATCACCAGATGGCAGACTGCCTCCCTGTATGAAGCTGGATATGCCCGTGAGCGGATCCTTGCCGATATCGTAAGTCCCCAAATTGGATATCCCTGCGAGCGTAGATTGGGCTTGTCTAGTGCCAGAGTTTAGCAGTTGCCCCTCACTCGCTCCGGGGTTCAAAGGATTTTGGAAGTTGAACTGAGATAGGTTTTTAGTGACTGAGCGTAGAGTAGAGTCTGCTAGGTACTGTGCGACATCGGGGTTAGCCTTAATAAGTTGTCCTCTAGCCGTTTTAGAAGCTGTATCAGCACCTTGAGGCATAGAATCTAATACGGCCTTAACATGATCGCTTTCTTGAGGAGAGTTCTGAAGTTCTAAGTTTCCAGCCGCTTTTCGGCGGTTGTTAGTATTTACGGCCTCCTGCTGTATGAGGTCGGATAGTTCGGGGTGGGCTTTAAACAGGTTAGATATGTCATCTGTAGTCTGGGCGTTATTCAGTTGGTCGAATAATCCCTGTTGCTGGTCGGTCAGCTTTAGAGGAGCATATCCTGCTGGAGCGGGGGTGTCCTGATACTTAGCAAAGTACTGTTTAATAGCTGTGCCACTCCAACCTAGTCCTTGCATATAGGTAGTCATCTCTTGTTTATAGTTATTACCAAAGTAAGCCGAGGCGGATTCGTAGTCTTTTAGCCAAGGGTTAGCTTGCATTAGGACTGCCCTCTGGGGGTCTCCTGCTCCCATATTTTGGTATTGCATGGCTACGAGTTGTTTAGGAGCTTGTGAACCGTCCACCGTAATACCCTGTCCCTGAAGGTCATACAGGGGGGAATGAGGACGGCTAGGGTCTAAGCCCGTCAACTTCTTATCTATATAGTAAGCAGGGGATAGAATTTGCGCTCCAGTCTTCTGGTCGTTCGCTAGATAAGCTCCGGGCTTGTCTTGGTAAGCTAGAGCGTTCCAAGGAGTAGCAACGTGATTACCCAGTATATCTACAGTTGAAGCCGGATGTATAGATAACCATTGGTTAAGATCGGACTGTCCAAACTTGGGATCTCTGCCCTGTAGAGACGGGTCTAAAGCTCCGTAGTTACCCTGTTTTAGGTCTTGGGTGGCTTGGCCTTTAGCGTTGAAGTAATTAGCCTGAGAGACTACCTGTGGATCATTGGGGTTTGTTTTTAACCTAAGGCCGAAGGATTGTAAAATACCCTGTCCGACAGTCAATTTGTTTGTATCACTTCTACCTTGAGAAGTGAAATTCTGCACTCCTATAGGCAATAACCCGCCGAGGAGTTTTTTAGCCATTTGGTTCTCCCAGCCGGGTTGAGTCTTATCTACTAGAGGGTTACCGTTCCAATCGGTGTTAGTTACACCCTTAGAGATGGCAGATAAGACAGGTACTTCTCGGGATTGGGTGAAGTGTTTAGGGTCAGTCGCAAGACCAGTAGCTAGGCCTATAGGATCGGTTGATAGAGTATAAGTCTGCTTCTCGCCTTTTTGGTTCTTAGCACCACCTTGAATGTTAGGATTGGGATTGTTGGGATTGAATCCAGCCTGACTTATTAAAGCCTTAAAACCGGGCATCTGACCAGAGGCTATAGCTGAACCTACAACTGCTACAGCAGCTCCGGCTAGACGTTGGCCGACTACTGAGGCTCTAGCGGCTCCTCCTTCGGAGGTTAAATCTATACCTTTGCTACCTTTGAAAGAACTTACCGATACAGGTATCTGGCCCAATACTGAACGAACATAATGGGGAGCTAGTGCTCCGCCTGAGAGAACCTTATTGAAGGTAGGGTTAGTCCCTAAAACTTCATCATTTACCCTACCTAGTATTCGGTTATAGCTTTTAAATAGTCCTATAGCTTCAGGCGAACCACTTACAATTCCCTTGTCCCTGGCAAACTCGGCTAGTCTAAGACCGAAAGCGTTAATGAACTGCGCCATATTTCTTTGTTGCATACCAGATGGGGAAAAGCGAGAGATCGCTACACCTGTTCGCTGACGTAAGTTGTCATCAACTGTTTTTCGTAGACGAACGGTGGTATCTGGTAAGCTCATACCATTCTCTTTAGCATATTGCATTAACGATCCGGATTGACCACCATCCTGAATCCTCGCTCTGGATTCTATCTTGGCATATTCTCCGGGTTTCAGACTAGCCGCTAAAGCATCTTTAAGGCTCCGTCCTCCCAATACCCCGTGACCCGTTATTGATTCAGCCGAGAGAGCCTGTTCAGCAACGTGGGCGTAGTGGAAAGGTGTACCTATAAAAGTCACGGCTCGGGAGCCAGAAGCCACTGTTTCAGCTACCTTAGCCGCACCTCTTAGTACAGGATTCTTTATGCGGGTACTTTTGAAGTTAGTTAATTTATCATCTAGCTTACGAGAGACATCGAAAGGTAAGTTAGCTCCAGCGGCTTGCCTGAAAGGTATGCCCTCGGCGTCTTTTGCCCCAGTACCTCTGGCGGCTACTTCCTTAGGGTTGGACATAGACAGAGCTTTGAATAAACCCGTACCTCTATGTCTAGCTACAGAGGAGTTACCATATCTGAATACAGCGTCAAAAGGATTATTATATAGGGGCTTTAAGATGCCCTTGGACTTGGCTTCGGCCTCGGCATAAGATTTATATTTAATATGTTCATCGGAGAAACCGACTTTATCTCCATTAAGCTCAAACCTATCCTCCTCGGGTACTCCTAATGCGTCTAAAGTACCTTTGTCAGCTTGTAGGTATTTTGGTAGGTAGTGTTTTTGGATATTGCCCTCACCAGTAATAGCCCGTTCATGCCCAGCGGCATAATCTAAAGCATCTATGGCTGAGTTAGCCGCCTTAGTGAACTGTTTAGGGTTATGAGCATCTTTAGCAATACTTTCAATATCTTCGCCTTGGTCATACCTGTATAGGAGATTTCTGTCGTGGGCATCTAGTTTGTTCTGGAGAACGTCAGTCTTAGCGAAGCGAGCCCCTTCTTCAGAGGTTCTAGCTCCAGCGGCGGCAATAGCTCCTTCGGGTGAACCTTGGGGTACTTTATATTCCAAGTCATAATTGGATTTACCTATTAGTTCAGGAGGACTTCTCATTCCCTCGGGAGTCCGGACTCCTTTTGAGAGTTCCTCGTCGGTCGGCATAGCCGCTAGTTTTTCTTTTTCAGAGGCCATTAGTTTAACTTGGGCGTCTGTATTTTGTTTTTCCAAATTAGTTACATCCTCTTTAGAAAAAGCTCCTTCGTTACGGTTGGGTCCAGTATAGGGTGGCGGGGCGTTAGCTTTTATGACGGCCATAGGGTCTTTGGCCTGATTAACAGCGTCTACAATCTCTTGTTTATCAGTACTATTAGCTATCTTAGCCGCAACACCTTTAGCGACATTTGCGTCAACTCCTCCCTTGACAAGGATGTTTACCACATCTTCTGCTTTCTCAGCTTTAACCAGGTCGTTTATCATGTTCGCCTTACCCGGTGAGCCCGGGTAATCACTGGCGATTGAACCGGCTACTGCTATGCCTCCAGCCAAACCCCCATGCTGAGACTGTTCCTGCTGATAAGATTGGATTGGAGCAGCCCCGAATAGATTTTTTCCTCCGGGCATATTACCGGGTACTAGGTATGGTGATTGAGGTACGCCTGTGGCCTTCTCGACTAGAGAAGCACCTGATATACCTACTCGAGCGGCACTACGTTCAAAGCCTTGTCCAATACCGATGGCCGTTTGCTTGACGGCTCCAGCGGCGGCACCACCTACATTACGAGGACTATATTTTTGAAGTATTCCTGCTTTGGTAGATTCTCCAGGTATCTGTGAAAATTGTTTAATAAATGTAGGCTTATCTATCTGTCCCTGTGCTAGCGATTGTTTAAGCTGTAGAGCTTGGTCGTTAAAGTTGGCTGCGTGGTCGTCTAATCCCAGAGAAGTGTGTTGACCAGGATCGGCGGGGGCGGGGAGGGATATATTCGGTGTTGATATAGGTCTAGGTAGGGAAATAGTCTGCGTACTCGGAGCGGTGTTAAGCCCTATATTTGGTAGGGTCTGGTCGTTCTTAATCTTTATCGGGTTCATCTAACTACCCTGTAACAGTCTGCTCAGTGACCCTCCTGTGGGCGTGGCCGTGGCGTTACCTTGATTGGCGGTAGTAGGGGCGAATGGACTTAGTGGTTGGAATGAAATTGGTTTAACATCTTGAGCTTGTGGAACATTCTGCAGTCCTTGAGCACCTTGTACGCCTTGATTAATTAAGGTCTGGGCGTGGCCTTTTATCTGAGAGTCGAGACTAGATAAATTGTCCAGAGCCGAAGCACTTAATTGTTGCCCATAAGAAGCTAAACGGGCTTTTTGCTCACCTTGGGCAGTCTGGAGGGCTGTGGAAAGTTGTGTTAATAAGGAAGCGTAGTTATTAGCTATTTGTTGGAGTTGGTTCTTTTTAGCGACCTCTAACTGGTTAAAGTTGGCCTGGGTAACGGCGTCAATTCCGGCAATTTGAGTCTGGGCGTTAGTAATATTAGCGTTGCCCTGTTGGTTAATATTGGCTCTTTGGGTGTTTTGTTCATTCGCAAGAGCGGCTTCACCCTGTCCTACAGCCGAGGAAGAACCAGCTCCAGCGGCTCCTAATTGAGCCTGTAAGCCTTGATGTTGGCCTCTGATCTGATCGGCGAGTTCAGCGAGAGATAGTTGCTGTTGGTTCTGCTGTGAACCGATAGTATTCTGTAGAGTAGCTTTTTGAGCGTTGCCTTGGGTAGCAAAAGCCGCTTCTTGGGCGGCTGTATTAGTATTCGCCCCTGTCTGGGCGGCGTCATTAGCACCGGATAATAAAGCTAGATTAGTCGGGCCAGCGTTAATCTGAGCGCCGTATTCTTGGTTTATACCTTGAATATAAGCTGGAGCGTTAAGAGTAGTTCCACCAACTCCAGTGGCGTTATAGGTTGGATTAGAGACTCCGGCGGGAGTTGTGACGGGGGTAGCGGCCTTAGCAGTGGCGGAAGAAACTGGGACGTTAGCCGGAGTCTGAGGATTATAAGTCCCTCCTTGCACGGATAAAGCCCCACCTTGGATTGGTGCGCCTGTCCCTCCCTGTAAAACTAAGTCACCTAAAGATGCCATATGTCTCCATAATAACCTCTAAGATTTCTTAGCCAGTTAATTTTAAGATATCACAAGGAGTATTCTTTGTCTATTTTCTCCTCCAGCTTATCGGTATCGGACTTCATACCACTAACCGAGTATCTACGTTCGTTATTTGTCTGTCTACGGGATTCTAAGAGTTTTTCACGTTCTTTGCCCAGAGTCTCATTCTCGGCCTGTCTTTTGATGTGGTCGATTACATTTCGAGCTTTAGAACGTTCTTTAAAATCCGCAGATGTCCGGATTATATGTTCCATTTTACGAATATCTTCTATCCTACCGGAGTCAAGATACACTATACGTTCCTTCTGGAAGAGGAAAGCCCAAGAAGTGAAGTCGGTTGTACATATCTTCTCTAGTCTCCCTGAGAATCTCCGCCATCATATCTATAGTCATATCGGAAGCTGAATAGTGTTTTTTAATCCATTCATCGACACCTAATCTGTCTAGGTCGGCTTCGGCCTCTTCTTCGGTTATTAACTGGACTGGTCGCACTCTAGTTGTACTCTCGCCGGACGGTTGCATGATTCCAGCTTCGTGACCAGCGGTGTTAATTTTCACTGGGGCTGGTATTACAGGTGCGGCCTTTTTAGCTTCGTGCATAGCCTTCATGCGTTCTCGGGCTTTTTGCTTGTTTTCTTCACTCATTGCCATAATTTTCTCCTTTAAATAAATAGAGCAGTAAATAATACTGCCCTACTTATTGTAACCCTAACTTCTAAGCGATAGAAGCAGAGGTGACTAGATTCAATGACCAAGCGCTATTCAAAACGGTTGCGGCGAACTGACCTGCCCATGAAATAACATGGTAGCGTTCGGCGACGTTGTTTGAGTCGGCACCAGTGACAATGTACATCTTTGGAGGATCCAAAGCGTTGTCGTAAACTCCGAAGGCTTCTCGGCCGTGGAAGAAGTTAGCGTAGTAAGGGGTCGTTCCAGCAGTAACAAAACCTTGGTTAGTTACTAGGAAGCGAACACCATACAAAGCACCAATTTCACCAGCGTACAGAGCTTGCACATTGGAGTAAGCGGCGGCGTTCTGCCAGGTTGTGGTGATGATTAAGTCATACTCAGTTTCAGGTTGGATTTTACCAATCCAGCCGAATGTACCAGGGTACATTAGAGCTTTGTTCTCTTTCAAGGTTGCAACTTGGTTGGCAACGAGGTTAGCAGTGATAGCGCCGTTGGCGTTCACTACGGTCGAGCCAGTGTTCAGAGCGTTTCGTACTAGAGCGTCAAGAGTTTCCGGATTTGTTACTCCCTTATAGGGGGATAAGTCATTTCTGCTTATCTCTGCATATTTCTATGCAGACCAGACTATCACTTCACCTTACGGTGTCTCTCGGTTTAGTCGTTGCGGCTGCACACCATTCAATTCTTTCATCTGTTGATATAGTTTCTCCCTCCTATTTAGCTCCTCAAGGGGCAGTTTCTTAGAAACTTTTTTGTCAGGATGGACTATATCTTCACGAAACTCTACTAGCACTTGGGCTTGCGCCCGTTTGACTTTAAGGTACGGCAGTATTGCCTTTACCAGTGTATACGCTTGCGTGTGCGAATACTTGAGGCAGTAGGACTGCTGGTGATTGTCAAAATATTGTTTCTTGGCAGATAAAGAACTTTTTGGAAAGAACTCTTGGATAAACTTGAGGGGGGTTTGGTCTACTTGAACGATTATTATCCGTTCAGCGTAACCCGGAGCCCACTCCTTGCGTAAGTCATACTTACGGTATATCCCAATAGTTCCTTCACCATCAACAAACCCCGCTATATAAGCTAGGTCGGTTGGAGTTGGTTGCTTGCCTCTGGTTGTCATAGTATAGGTGTAACTTCATTATACACCCATACCTTAGATTTTCCAAGGTGTTTACGAAAGATTTTACATGGGCAAAAAATATACCCATGTTCTGGGCGACAACATCTATCTTCTCTTTGTCTCGGTCATCAATGTCTACTGTTCCCAAAAGACGAGTAACTTGCACGGAGTTACCATATTCAGCCAAAGTCACGGTAACCTGAGTATCCGTCAAGTTCACACTTGTCGGGTTGGTACCTTCTGTAAGACTGGAGGTAGCGAGTGCAAGAGCAGAAAAGCGGTTGAAGATAACCTGTTTACCAGCGTTGCCTTCTAAAGCTCGTAACTGTCCGCCTTCTTGGTGAATCAGCATAGCACGTGCCCTTTCCAAGAAACGTCGTTCATAATAAACGGCGACTTCATTGGACAGGGTGGTAGTATTATTTGCCATTGATTTTTCCTTGGTTAGCCTCTATCGTATGTCATCTCTGACTGGCGAACCACTTCTCCATCTCATCGGCTGTTCCCCCTTCAGGGAACTCGTTTGACCGTTTAACCGGAGCCGAAGCTCGGTTAGCGGCCCGTGAGCGTGATTCTGTTTTCGAGGTGTCTTTCGACGTTGTATCTGAGCTTTCCAAGATTCGTGTGAACGGCTTTATGAACTGCGAGAATGAATACGTTGGGTCTTTCTTTAAGATATCGGCATAAGCCGTGGTAATCTCATCGTCCAAACCAGAATCGTAGTCCTCGCTATCCGGATTCAAGACTGAATATTTGGTAATCGTGGCTTCAATAGCCTGACTACTCTTAGCCATAGCTTGTTGCTGGGTTAGATTGTTGGTCAAATCCTTACCTGCGGACTGCATTTTTTGGTCTACAATCTGTTCGGCGGCCTTGATTATGTCGGACTTTAATTGGTCCGGCGTAACTTCGGTCATTTTGGAATAGTCCGGTAAATCTATCTTTGAGGAGTCCACTGGACCACTCTGCAAGTTGACTTCGGCTAATTGTCCTTCCAAGTCTTTTATCGTCTTTGTTAGTTCACTTATTCGACGTTCGGCCCGTCCTGGACGTGCTCGCTCCCCATCACCTACTGCACCACTGCTCTCATCACTAGCTGTGGATTTACCCCCATCAACTCTATCGACTGTCGAGTTTGATGTTTGCGATGAATCGGAACCCGTGTTGGAGTTTGCAGATGACGACGAATCATCAGCACTACCCACGGAGGTAGTTTGCGTTTGCGTCTCGGTTTCAGCCATGGCTGTCTCCTTTAATTACACACTAGTTAAAGTCGTGCGTCACTTAAGGGGTGATGTCCCCTCTGGAAGACTTTCGTAAAAAACCTTCCACAGGAGAAATTACCGGACCGTTATCGTCAAATCCTGTAAGTTGCTTATCCATGCCGATCCACTGGGAGTGTTCGTGGGGGCATGAGGTACAAACCAGTTCTGGTCCTCGTTGTCGCCAGGTGTGGTGGACGTTGGCTCTTGAAGCGGCAAGGAGGGCGTCGTGGGCGTCAGTGAGGTCGGGGAATTGGGGTAAGTTGGCATTTTCAATCTCCTCCTTAAAGTTTTTTTCGTTTGGGTCCATTATCTTCTAAGGCTAAAGCCGCCCCTTCTACTGTTAAAATCTTCTGCTCCAACTCATCGGCGATAGCGTTAGCGGTTCTCGTGAGAGCTCCAAGTTCATCATTAGTGACACCCTTAGCAATAGCGGCGGCTAAAGATCGACCACTTCTATAAGCGTCTATAGTAGCCTCGAAGTCCTTTTTTATTTGTTCCCAACCGGGATGACCCTTAAGTGAGGCGTATTTAGCGACTTTGCGCTCTTCTTCGGATTCCTCTTTTTGGTCTTCTTCGGTCAGTTCTCTTCGGAGTTTAATCGTTTCCGGGTCTATTATTGTCTGTGAAGTACTTCTAAATGCTCGTTTTCCGTCCATCTTAGCCTCCATTCGCTATTCTATCGAAATGTTGAGCCGCCGCTGAAATCTGGGCGTGGGTTTGGGCGATATCGGGGTCGTTTATCATCCCGGGGGAAGGTGCGACAGGTGCTTGAGGAACCTGTGGTAGCTCTTGAGCGGGTGGGGGGATGCCTTTCAGCGTAGCCTGGCTTTTTGTTTTGAGTGCCGATTCCTGTTCTGCATCTTGGATGAAATCCTGCGGAGTTAGCTGAATACCAGCTTGGGCGGCCATTTGAACCGCACCAGCCGGGGGCAGGTCTTTAATGTTGATCGCTTCGCTTGGGACGGGTGCACCGCCTTGAGTTCCGCCTTGAGACATCGCATTAGGCGGGCCTTGCTGTCCGGGAGGCGTGGCTTGAGCGATTGGTTTGATGAGTTTTTTCCAGTCTCTAGTTCCGCCGGTTTTGAGCCATTCGGTAAATAATTCAGCCCCGTCTAAAGTTTTACCGGACATCTGTAGCATAGATTGGATTGAGCTATAAGCTTCGGGGTTTTCTACAAAACTCTGGACTATTTCAGTTAAAGAAACGTGTTGGGCGGCCATATCTTTTTGTTCCGTTGAGAATGGATCAACCTTGTAAACGTAGCCTTTTTCGTTCTTTATTCGGGACGGTTTAATTGTAATCTTAGCGGTTTTACCGTCTTTACTTAACTTAACGGCGTCTTTAATATCCTGATAATCTTCGGCGATTTGAGCTATCTCCTCACCGAACATATAAAGTTCAATCGGTTTAGTGTGGTCAACGTCATTTATTAGGTTAATCATATTCCCAAATAGTTCCTGGATGGATTTACTCATCAACTTACCGTCTATTTCGTCCCTTGTAGACTGATCCTGGTTTGCCCCTTTAATAGCTTGAGGAGTTTTGCCCATCGCCGAGGAGGAGCTTTCGGCCGAACTTTGGGTCGTAGTTGTTCCGGTGACGTTATTTAAAGACCCGTGAAGAGCCGCTAATAGTTGGTCGTTGTTGTTATCGACATCTGGGAATTGATGATGAGAGATATCATTCGGGTTCGAAACCAGCCACTTGGCTCCCGGTTGGAAGCGAAGGGTAGGCATCACGACGTTTCCATTGACGACTTTAATTGGCGGGTAAGTTCGCAGTTTAATACCGTCTTGTAAGAGATTAAGGACGGTATCTATGGAGTACTGCATGAACCGGCCTTTTTCCATATCTCCCAGTCCGACAATCGAATCTAGCGTAGGAAGGGCGTGTTTCAAAACTACCGGAATCCGTCCGCTCTTATGGGGGTTCTTGATGTTCCTTATAACCCTGTTTCCAAAGTCAGGACAAAAATCAATCCACCGGCCGTCTACACCGGCTTCGTATTTGGTGACGACTTCAATCTGTCCTGTATCCGTAAATGGTGCTCTTCGGCGAAGTTCCCACATCGGGTTGTTTCGAAGATAATCGTACCTAGAGGAAGGCATCGTTTTGCCTTCTTTGGTTTCGTTCATAATCTCCTGGATAGCATCCAAATCATAATCCTCGACTTCATCATCAACTAGATCAGCTAGGAACTGACGAGATTGCCAGGTACTTATAAATACAAAGTCGCAGTTCTCGATTGAGAATCTTCCTTGTTGGGGGAAGAAATTACGAATCGGAACTAACCAACAATCCGGGCCGGTGTAATTTTTTGTGTCGGTCCAGTCGTAGACCATCGGCATCACCCCGTAGACATTGGAGTACATATCCCACATGAAGAGTTTAGTCTCCATGTCGTACTGCTCTTTGGCGTTTGGATAGATATACTTTTCAAGGATTAAATCCATCAAAAGACCCTTGCCCTGATTCTGTAGACCGAGAGCTTGGACTGATCCGGTGGGCATTTGGGACATCACTCTCCCGGCTCGCTCAATTACTATCGAAGATAAAGAGCCCTCGCCTAAACGAGCCTTAGCATTGTCCGGAGTCCTAGATTGTACGAATAAAAGATCTTCATAATCATCCCAATCCAGTGAGAAGTAACGCATTGCGTCTTGGGCAGTCTTATACCCCTTAGCGAGTTCGGAGCGGAGTTGGTTATCACCACCGACAATTCCGTTGTCAGCGTTGTCTTCCTGAATGTCTTGGGTTCGGGTTTCGGTTTTATCGTCGTTATCTTGAAGTATAGCCATACATGAGAGTTACCTGCTTTTTGTAGGCTTGGTTATGCTTATTTAATCAGAGTATTCGAGTATTCGTCAAGTATCACCTGCGAAACACTGCCCTGATGCCAAGCGATAGTGAAGGTCTGGGCTCCGTCATATTGTGCGACACTGCTATTTTCCATAATCTTGTTAATAGAATCCAAAGCCTTAGCGTTATCGGGGTATTTTTTTTTAACAGACTTACTGCGGATAATCACCGTCGGAGTGCCGTGCATAAATTTGACTTCTACTAGAGAGTTACCGAACTGAATTTCTTTCCCGTAGGACAGCATATCTCGCCCAATTTCGGCCCACTCTCTCCAGAAGACTTCATTTTCCATTATTCATTCCATGGAATTTATTTAGGTTACTTCTGGCTTCGTTTTGCTGGGATTCCATCTCTCTATTCATCGCCTGAAGATCAAGATACAGATCCTTGACTTTTCGCTGGGCGTTTGGACCTGTGGATAAGTCCACGTTTATAGCTTGAGAGAACTCCCCCACTCTCATGGCGATAGTCGAACCCGTAATCGTGATTCTCTCGGCCTTTGGACATAATTCTTTTACTTCTTCTTCGGTCATAATACAAAACCTTTCTCGTTAAAAGCGTCGGTTGTTAAACTTAACTGTTCCTGCTCTACCTGGTCCCAGGCTTTCGGACGTTCAAACGGGTTTTTCCTTTCCTGTGGGTAAGCGTTCCCAACTTTCGCATAAGCTGGGATATCATTGGTTGGAATCCCGCCAGTTTGTTCTTGTTTTTTGGCGGCCACGGCCAGGTATCGAAAAGCGTCGGCGGCGTTACTTGACCAGTCGTGGAGGGGTTTGTTGTCGTAGACCCTGGTTTCTTCGTTGTATTTACGGTGGTAATTTTTAAGAGCAGATAAGCCGAGCTTGACGGAATCTGAGGTATTGAAATAGCACCGAGCAAGAAGGATTCGAGCGGCGTTGATGCCGTCCTCGATCGAAAGCTTCGGCGTAAGTTTGAAGTTGATACCAAGACCTCTCGCCGTCTCAATCCGAGACAGACCTGAACCGTATTCCCTAATTTTAATGTCATGCGGGGCGTAATGATCTCCGTAGACATACGGTTTGTTTTGGAGTTCTTTGACATAATAATCCAATCCTTTAGAAGTGGCTTCTAGAAAGTCTATTAAGTGTACTTTAGAATCGACGAACTGCACAAACCAGATCGAGGTAGCATCCCCGATTCCGAGATCCCAGTAAGTATTCACCGGATATTCCGGTCGGTAATTTAATTCTATAATTCTTCCCTGGTCTTCTGCGAGTTTAATTTGATCCCCGTAGTAAGATCCCTGAATAGCCGTGGCGAAGGAGCACATCATCTCCTGCTGATAAAGTTTATCGTCCCCGTAAAGACCGATATACTCGTCTCTAATCTCTTTAAGTTCTTCTTCGTTGAAGACCTTCGAGTCCTCCACGGTGACCATTTGAGAAAACCACGAAGGGTCTCGTTGGGCTTGTTCCCATAATTGACGGGCGTGGTTATCTCCTCTAGGAGTGAAGTTAAACCACATAAAGCCTTGGTTCTCGTTGACGATCGGAAGAAGAAACCCTATCACCGCTGGACTCATTAAAGAGTACTCTGAAAAAACAATCCCTACGGGATTAGTACCGACAATCCTGTCTATGTCGGAAGCCCCTATAACCTGAAAGATTGACCCGTTATATAGCTCGATTAGCATCTGTTGCTGATCCGTCCTCCTTCGAATCGCTTCGGGAATGTGAGACATAGTTTTAAAGCCAGAGGAGTCAATATTGTCCCAGAGAGCCTTCCTACCTTGATTAAACTCCGGAAAGACGTAATAATACACCCCGACTCTTCTTAACATCTGCATCAAGACGGCATTTAACATGGTCTTATCTTTACCGGAACGTCGGTGCCAGACAGTGACGGCCCTCTTGACGGGTTCATCTTGAATTTTTATCCAGAAAGGTTTTTGGTAATCCCTCTGAGCGAAGTTAAAAGGGATATCTAAGGTTTTTGACACTACAAACTCTTCAGGGTTTTAAGAGACTTCTTCCTCATTGAGATGTCTTTTTGATGGGCTTTAGCGTGCCCCATATTATAAGCTTTACTCTTTTGGGGACCCTTCTTAGCGGCTTTAACGTGATCCTTGACCTTTTGTTTCTCGAGTTTAATCGTTGCTTTTAAATGTTTTTTAGCCATCTTCTTGTCACTAGAGGTCACCGGCAAAGGTCCGTGGTAATCTTTACTCATTCTATTATTGTACTCCAATTGCGGGTTGAAGCTGGTAAGAAGAACCTGTAATGAAGATCGAACTCTGGGCTGAAGCGTGGGCCTGATTTACCATAGCAGTCGGTTGAGGGTTAAAGTTTATAAAAATTAAAAATAGTAAAAGCATTACATCCTCGTTTCTAGCACATTAATTAATTTTTCTAAGTCCCGAAAGACTTTATCGTAGTATTCGAACTTGGTTTCCATAAATCCCGTAAGCTTAGTATACGACTTTCTCAGTCCATGTATTGTATCAGGGGTACTGATATCGTCCTTATATAGGTATAGGGCTTTTCGGACGGTTTCGTTCTGGTTTATTTCTCCCTCTAGCCATTGGTCTAAGGTGTTATCCAAATTTACTACTAATCTTCTCATATCTGTTATTATATCACGCTTATATCAAAGTCTTACATAGGATAAAAATGAAATAGGGGGCCTACATAGATAAAATATAAAAATAGAGGAGTGGTTCTCTGTAATGATTCATTTAAATCTAATTCTATAATAATTCATTTAAACAGACACCCCACAGGGGTAAAAGAGGGGGAACACTACGCTATATGTGGTGTAGTCTAGGTATAAGGTGTATATACAATGGGTTCACCCCTGATAGGGAGGGTCGCACAATCTATATTTTCAGACGTCTACAACTGCTAATGATGACGTATAAGGGAACAATGTTCGAATAACAGAGGTCGCTATTACGGATAGTTACGCATAACACATACAACTTGGACAATGTGGCATCTTACTTAACTGTTCACTATTACCAATATCTGTCTTTTGGTAATGACACTCCCTGCATAATAACTGTAGATCAAACATACTTATGTCTGGTGAATATCTCAAATGATCTATATCATAGGTATTCTCTGTTCTTCCGCAATCGGCGCATTTATCACCAAACTTCATCTTCATGGCCGGGAGTAAATAAACCTTTAAGTCCTCGGTCAACTTATACTGTGCAGCTATCGTCATCTTAATAGAGGTATATCACTTACCTTATTCACGTTGATTGTTACATCACCAAACTTTTGACTTGGGTTATCCTTTGGCTTTCCATAGGCTGTTTCAACTAGTATCTTAGCAGCCTGGACGTTGGCTATTTCAACTTTACCTGTTTCTATCTGCTTCTCTAAGTAATCTAGTCCTTTTTTACCTAGTTGTTCTAATCTATTAGCTACCTCAGGGCTTTTAAGGAGGTCTGAGGCTGTTTCTTTTGCTCTATTAGGTGAATAACCTGCTCGGCGTGCAATCTCTGCCCCGGACGCTAGCGGATCCTTAGCTCTCTCCTCAACAAAGGCTTTTTTCTTTGGTGTCATCATAATACCTATATATTAACATGATGTATTGACAATATCTATTATCTGTGGTAGAATGTAGCTTAGTTCAATCAAATAAACAAGGACATCAAATGTACAAACAATCACTACAATCTCAATACAACTACTATCTGTCTCAATTACCCAAAGCCTACCGGGAGATATCAACCTTTAATAAATGGTATAAAGAGTATAACTATACTAATCTATATATGATGCAAGCTAGAGATCTTTGTTCTTAATATAGTATCGCTTTTTACGCTCCTTAGCCTTCTCAGAGGCCTCGTAACGTGTTTGATACTCTTTTAGCTTGTCAGGGTTGCGTAAAGCCCATTTTCTTTGTCTTGAGACCTTTAAATGGCTTATATCGTCTTTAATCTCTTTGGGCATCTTATAATTCTACTCCTTATATATATGTATGTCAATAGTACTATTAGAACACAGATCTTTAAATAAATCTAATGTAAATAGTATTGACGTAGTGTAAATAGTCCTGTAGTATTGGGGTTAGGCAGGAAAGATAACATCAAAACTGCACGAACGTAGACAACAAGGGACACGCAAACACCGATACATCAAATTTGATAGTACAAGCCTCTGTCCCAGTCTTTTAACAATTTAATCCACTGTGGCTAGTCCGATTTAAAGGGGCGGCCATAATAATTAAGTTCGATAAAGCATAGAAAGGTCTATAAAGCTATGAAAGAATCAACAATGACCGCAAAAGCTCGTAACAATGGTGGTACATACACTGGATTTGTACAATGTTTCGAGAGTGGTAGGGTTATCTGGAACGAAGAATGTAACACAGTTCGCTTAAACAAAGATGATGCGTTAGAAGATGCAAACGCTTTACTGGACTACCACGAGGGTATCAGCTTAAATGCTAACAATGTACAGTGGAATTATGCCCCTGTTTACCAGATAGACGCAGGTAAATAACATGAGTTGGCAATCATTCGTAAAGACAATCAAAGAAGAAACGGGGCAGGATATAACTGTCCCTAAGGAAGTAAAATGAGGTGTTTGTTTGGACATTTGTGGAATTGGGATAGTAAGTTTTATTTCTGTGATAGATGTGGAAAGGTAAAGAAACGATGAGAAAGCTAGTAAATATACTAAACGACTTTTGGAATACTCAACTCCCTGCGTCCAGAAAGCTAGATAAGATAGAGGACGAGCTAAAAGAGCTGTTTACGGACGTTGTGGGCTATGATGAGCCGACAGACGACCCTATTACAGAACTAGGCAATTCAGCAAGGAATGACTTACGCCGAGAGCTTAGGGACAGGATACACGACCTATGAGCGATTTGTACGAAAATGACCCATCAGAATGGCTAGGAGAGGACGACAACGCTCAACCAGATGAGCCAATGAATTATGGCTACAAATCCAGCCAAGCCCATTTAAATTTAACGGCTAGTAAACCCAGTTAATTACTGGGTGATGTAATGGAGGGGCGGAAAATCCGCCAATAACCTAGAGGGACGCACAAGGTAAATTAGACACTCTAATAAGAGGTAAACAGATACTTGTGGTCGGTCTAGGGCTAATCAACAGTTAGTATCCCTAATCAGTTGGTTGGCTTTAAAAACAAAGGAGAATATATGACAAAGAAGGATATAGGTTATGTGCTGTTTTGGTCTTTGGGAATAAGTGCTTTCATTTTAATGGTGGTGTTATGAGATATTTCATAGATTACCAACCACGCAGAGTTTATAATGCTTCGGTGGTACTTTGGAGAACAGCTTGGTTTCTAGTAATGGTGCTGTGTTCAGTGTTTATCGGGCTGGCTTTGTTTAGACCCGATATATTAATACTCCCTTAATTGGGAGTATTTTTATTATAAAGAGAAACCCCACGTCTTAGGTGGGGGCTTGACTGTATTCTCTTGACAATGATTTGGACACCACGTCTTGACTTCATTTAAACAAAAGCCTACTATTTAGTCAATACATTGACTGTATTCTCGGAGGATATCACTAGCTGGTAAAGAGTCACCGAGTTAACAATCTCTTGGAGCTAGCGACTGACCCCTCAGCACACTGTCGGCATGAGAAGGCGGGCTTGAGTGATACCAAGCACAAGACTGTATCACAGGACACGTTAGCCCTTCTCATGATGATAGGAGCTAGGAAAAGGAAGCCTCGAGGGCTACTGAACAAAATACGAACAAGCTACCTACCGAACAACAACCAAAGAATAATCAAGATAACGATTATTCCACCTAAGCCAATCATCTATTATGAATACAGTTCCAAAGATAGACATTAAACTATTCGGGCAGGCCAAGCAGGATCAGCAAAGAAGTACCATAGTCCAGCTAGGATACCTAAAACAGAACCGTACTTAGTTAGCCAATTACCTATAGTGACAGCGACCTGAACAGTTAGATCATTTAATAGTGTTCCTACTAAATAACAACCTAGTGTAACTACAACAGCCACAACGACTGCTAATACTAATCTTGAAAGCATTTTTGCTTCTCCTTATTTATGATCTCAGTATAGCTTAACTAAAACTTAATTCTGTAATATTTCCGACTATTAATCTACTTGTATTTAAGGAACAAAGGTATAAGATTAGAGTAGAGTTTTAAGAGGTATAACAGATGAAAGCACAACCAACAAAGTACGACTGGAAAACACTACTTGAAAGGATAGAAGTAGGTAAGAATGTTTCTCTTCCATTAGAGCAACGTGCCAACGCGGCTAAAGCTATTCAGCGCTTAAGAGTAAGTTCTCCGGCTAAGGTTTTTACCACACGTAAAATGGGTCAAGCAGTATTTAAAATAGAAAGGATACGTTAATGGACATGGAGTTTATCGTACCGGGAATAACCGCCTTTAAAGAAATGCTAGAGGACAGACAAACTGAACATGAACGTGAAGCTTGGCAGTTAGGAGATTATATCCCCTCGACCTATTTGCAGGACGGTGTGAGAAAGATTTATGTGTGGGACGCAGATGTAGAGGTTAGATACACTTACAGCCCTACAGAGGGCCTAAAACAGCTCAAGGGAGTCTTCTAATGTGGTCCGAAATAGATGTAGACGGAGAATTAGTCCATGAATATCAAGATTAAACAGATGATAGATAAAGCGATAGCTGATGAAGAAGCTTATCAAAGGTGGCAGAGCGATATTATTTTCTCTCGTTTACCTTTGTGGAAGCAGACGGTTTTAGAAGGTGACAGGTTAAGCGATGGTTCAGACGAGCAAGGCTGGGACAAAGAACAAGAATGGCCGGAGGATTAAGTGACCGCTAATCCGTACAAGCAAACTACTAAGCATAAAATTATAGGCTATCTTAGGAGAAATGGTTGGACACCTATCTACAAACTAGAAGCAGAAGCACCGAATTGGTATACGACTGCTGGCACGGTAGGCAGGAGAGCCAGAGAGCTAGCCGAAGACGGTACGCTGGATCGCAGAGTGGGCAAGGTGGTTGAATACAGGTTAAAAGAAGTAAGTTATCAAGAATCAAGGAGTGAAATTTATGGCAGAGTATAAAATAGCAATGATTGATGAAGATGAGCCTCGCAAGTGGGATGGTCCACACGGAACAGTTTGGTATATCACAGTAGGTCTAGAAGGACATCCCAAGCCTGTAAGTATAGGTAAGAAGTCCCCAGACGCTCTTAAAGTAGGAGATATTGTTTATGGCACTATTCAACCTACGGACTATCTAACTGATAAATGGAAGGCAGACCCTAAGCCACAGACTGGAAGTACTCCTCAAGGCACACAGAGAGCCTCAGAAGCTTTTTTAAAGGACATGAGCAATACTCCCATCCTGATGTATAACGGCTCTCTACATTACGCTAAAGAACTAGGATTGAATCTAATCACAGACGCTAACGATCTTAGAGTGTACTTAGAGTATGTCCAGAACATTACCAATGAGATGTTAGCTATGGTAGATAACGTAAGAAACGGTGGTTCACAAGAAGGTAGCCCACCTGCCTCTCAAGTGACGCAAGTTCCTCGTGGGGAAGCCACCACCTCATTAAAAGATAACTGGGCGCAAATCCAATCCGATAAAGCAGTAAGTTACGACGATCCACCGGAGAACGAAAATGGATAAATGCCCCCTATGCGGAAAAGAATGGACTGCTAATTGTAATAATGGTGGATGTAACTAAATGCTATACAAACAAACTATAAGGGGGCGGAAATAGTGAGCGACATATTAAATATTGACGGTAGTTTTGGTGTCGGGAATGAATATAGCGAAGAAGAATACAGTAAAGGTTATCGTGAGGGCTTAAAGACTACCCCACCCCTACCAGATAAAGAATTAGAAGCCGACATATCGGACATCATAGAGTCTAGGCAGTTACCCAAGGGCGCTATCTCGACTAGAGATATGAGGGGCGACCACAATCTATCATCTACCGAGCTAGGCTTAAAAGTAAGCCTGATACTTCAACGAATAAACGCCAATTACATTCCAAAGAGCCACCTAGAACCGTTACTGGAAGAAGAGGCGGTAACAGTCGTTGAAGATTGTGATAATTGCGGAGAAGCTGGCTATGGAAAGATTTGGTTTGGGCGTGGGGCGGAGACTGGCGATAGCTGGGGCGACAGGTATGTACCGCTTGGAGAAGCTACTTTATGCGAAGATTGCTTTAAAGAGTACCGAATAGGTCGAGAATACTGTGGACAAGAGGTTTGGAAAGTATCATCAGACCGAGCCGAAGCTAGGCTTTCGCACATAACCTCGCCAAATGAAAAAGCTATCGGCAGAAACGCATTAAAGCAGGAGATACGAAAGGAATTGTTATGAGTAATTTAACTGAACACGCAAAACAAGAATTAGTAATGGCCGGAGTGTTTGACAAGGACTCGGACTACAACGGCATGATTGGCGAGGCTGTTATGGAATTAGTCGAAGTCTTTGCTAAACAGGGTCATAGTGGCTTCTCCGCCAGCCTAACGCTAGAACTGTTTAATAAGGTGGCGAACTTCAAGAACATTCTGCCTATCGGTAAAACCAAAGCCGAGTGGATGAACGTCAGCGATATGTCCAACGAAAAGTTATGGCAGAACAAACGCCGAGGCTCAACATTCTCACGGGACGGCGGTAAGACTTGGTATGACATCGACGACCCCAAACTAAATAGCGGCGACACTTGGGTTAAAGAGCCAGCCCCTAACCTTTTAGATAAGGGTGAGGGGGCGTGATGAACCAAGCTGAGTTTATGAAATTACCCCTTGAAAGTCGCAAGAAGATTGAATTAGCCATACTCGATTTAGACAAGGCTGTAAAAGCTCACCACGGAATATCAATGCTTAAAAAGAAACCCAAGCTTAAATCCGCCCATCCAGCCGACCTTTTAGATACAAGGGAGGCGTCCGATGGCAAAAGTTAATAAACCTAATCAAAAGTCAGGTGTTAATAATCCAGAGAGCCTAGAGTATAGTCAGTGGCCGGAAAAGGGCGTTGCCACAGCTAAGTCAATCGAATGGGAGAATGGCGAGGGTATAGATATTTTCTTAGGTAACACGCATATCGAACTGTCCCACCAAGAATATGATGCTCTTGTGGCCGCTGAACAACTCCGCCAAGTAAATTACATGTTAAAGGATGAACACGTCAGATGGATATGGCGTTCTTTGTGACCATGTTCGGCATGATTAGCTTAATTGCCCTAGCCTGTATCGTAACTATCGGAGGTTACAAGTAATGCCTCAATCAATACCTAACCTATCGGAAGAGTGGTCAAAAATATTTGTTGAGTATGGACAGAAAGTGGCCGCCGCCCAAGAAAACTACGCCCTTACAGACGACGAAGAAGCAACACTGGAAGACTTAAGAGATTATCTGAAAACAGCCAAAGCTCAACTAGTAAAGAGTTTGGAGGGGGCCGGAGATTTACATATAGACCCGATTGACGATAAGTTTAGTTCTTTAGAAATACCCCTAGAGGTTATAAGAGAGATATTATGAGCCAATCAATACCTGAGATAGAAGATTTAGATTTAATACTAGCAAAGTTCGCTCAAGAGTCAGTTCATGCTGTCCGTCAAGCCATAGAAGATAACTGGACTCGTGAAGAATCTTTACAAATCCAACACTCCAAAATAGTTAATTCCAAAGCCACACTATCCCATTTAATCGCTAAAAGAGAAGTAGAGGCAGAACATAAAGGTGCTATAAATGCACTCACTCAACTCAAAGTCGATAGAATCGCACATACACTATCAACCGATTCAAGAGAGTGGACTCGTGAGATTGATTTCATTGAAGAACACATTAAG